GGTCGTCACCGTGCGTGCGTCCAGGAGCCCGATGGTGCGCTGCCGGATGGTGGTTATCTCGTTGATGGTCGGCGTCTCGCTGAATATGTCGATGACGTACGTCGCCTGCCGCATCGGGAACGGCTCGACGCCCGCGATGTCCAGGCGGTGTACCAGGTACGGCATCGTCGTGTCGGGCGTGGCCTGCACCGGGTAGAGGCGGACCGTGCCGCCCATCGCGGCCTTCAGCGGCGCATCGGCCGTCAGCACGTCGTAGACGGCGTCGAGGAACGACAGCTGTGTGTCTACAGCCATGGCCGCCTCCAGATGTCGAGGATGGTGTCGAGCGTGCGCTCGAAGGACCGCCGGAGCCACGGGCGCGCCGACATGCGCTCGGTGCCGTACTCCAGAGAAGCGCCATAGCCGAGCTTGGTGCCGACGTCGCCGATGAGCTTGCGGCCCTCGCCCCTCACGTCGTAGTCTACGGAGCTGCGGAGGCCGTTCAGCCTGTTCGCGGGCGACTCACCCGGCGCTGACGCGGTATACCAGACGCCGGTGCCGGGGCGTGAGCGGCCCTCGCCGACGCGGCCGGAGCCGGTCGTCGGCACCTTGTACCGCCTGCCGTGCCGGGTGCCCGAGAGCACCTCCTGCGTCTCGTTCCGCACCGCGATGACCGCCTGCAGCATGCGCTGAGACGCGGCGTTGTCGAGCGCGCGCACCGCCTCCTTCCTGTGTGATACCAGCGTCACCGCAGTCATGCTTCCCTCACCACCAGCCAATTGTTGCCATTGACGAGCTGCGCCGGCGCTGCCGGCAGCAGGGTCTTGTCGCGCCACAGCAGCCGGTGGTCGCCGACCCGGATGGTCACCTCTCCGTGGAAGACGACCTTGTGCGTCACATCGGAGCGCAGCTCCGCGTACCGGGCGCGCGCCTTCGCGTCGAGCGCTATCACCGCCGCATGGCGCGTCTCCACCGGGTTCCAGACGGCGGTCGCGCCGTTGGAATCCAGCGTCTCGGTCCGCTCCTGCAGTCTCACAACCTCGTTCATATGATGTCCCACCTGTGGCGCGCGAGAAGCGCCATGGCCGACGACGGCAGACGGAAGGTGCGCCGGAACAGTCCGTCGTCCTCTGAGTCGACCAGGTCGATGCGGTGCTCGTAGAGATAGGCGGCCTGCAATAGCACCGCCTGGCTTATCTCCGGGTATGCCGTCTGCAGCGCGGCCCTGGACGCGGCCAGCCCGGCTGTGTAGGTCACGGAGTAGCGGTAGTTGGCGACCCAGTCGCCATGCAGTCTGCCGACGTGGAGCCGCTCGGTGTAGTCGTCGCCGACATAGAGCGCCACGTCGTAGCGGAACTCGATGTGAGCGCCATCCGTGGGCGCGGAGGTGAATGTCACCACGCCGCCGCTCTCCGTGTAGTGCGTCGTCTCCGTCTTGGTCACGCCGTCCACGACAACCACGAGGGTGCCGGTCTTCGGCGTGCCGGACAGCGTGAACGCCAGCGTCGCGCCGTCTCCGTCGTCGGTATCGACGAGCTTGTAGACGACTGCGGACACAGAGACCACCGGCATGCGCCGGAGCCTCAGTATCTCCCCGCCGTCGCCGTTGTGCTCCTCGGTGAAGGCCCGCTGCACGAACGCTTTGCCGCAGTAGCCCTCGGCGTCGAAGGTGGCGGCCTCGATGAGGCGCTCGAGGAGCAAATCGTCCATGTCCTCGAACGTGTCGGTTGTCGCGGCATAATCGTACGCCGCGGTGATGGCCTTATTGAGCGCCGGCTTCCCGGCGGAGGTGAATGTGAGCGTCGTCCCGCTGACGCTGTAGTGCGTCGTGTATGTTTTGAGCGTCGAGTCGACGTAGACGGCGATGGAGCCCTCGATGGGCGCATGGTCGAGCGTGAAGACGAGCGTCTCGCCGTCGCCCATGCCGACGTACTCCGCGCCCACGTGGAGCGTGGAGGCGTGCGCCAGGCGCAGATGCGCCTTGGCCTGCGCCAGTGTCACCGCCGCGTAGTCTGAGAGGCTCATGTGTCACTCCCTGCAAGTGCCTTGCGCTCGTGCTCTTTCCACACAGGACACGTTGTGCACCTGCCGCGATGTCCACACGCGGCGTTGCGCTTGTATGGACACTTAGCGCCGACCTTTCTCTCCGGTCCCAGCTGGCTCACTCTTGTTACCTCTTCGGCTTCTTCGGTTTCTCGGGTTTCTCGGGCTTCTCGGGCTTGTCGTCGTCGGGCTCAGGCTCCGGAGCCGGCTTGCCGTCCTTGAACTCGGCGGGCTCGTCCGACTTGTCCTGCATCGCCATGTCGTGTCGCAGCCACAGCTCGCCGTCCTCGTCGGGCACGCACACCACATCTCCCGCGACGAGGCGCTTATCGGCACCCCGCCAGTAGAACGGCCTCATAATCCTTACCCTCATCATCTCTCGTCCCTCCTGTTGTGGGGCTGGTGGAGGGAAGGAGGAGAACCCCCACCAGCCCCTCGGTTCTACGCTGCCATGCAGCGGAACCTACGGCGTGATCTGCAGCATGATGAACGGTGCGCCCTGTGTGCCTGCCGCGGCATGGGTGAGCACGAATCCAGCGTGCTGCTGCTTCGTGACGTAGGCATCGCTGTAGTCGTACTCGTCGATGGACCCGTCGTGACGGAATACGACGTTCAGGTCGTGGTCGGCCTCTCCGACCTCGGCCTGTGGGGAGACCCAGCACGGCCCCCACGTCTGGAGCCAGAAGTACTTGCCGGTCGTCGCGGGGTAGGTCGGGATGCCGACGATGGCCGCCTTCGGGTAGTTGCCCGAGATGACGTTGTAGTACGGCGACGCCATGCACTCGCAGTGCGTCACATCGACGACCACGGCCACCGGAGTGGGCGAATCGAGAGTGACCGTCATCTCGCCGCCGCCGGACGCGACGACGGTGTTGCTGAGTATCTGGCGGATGAACGTGTTCGAGCTGTGCGGGAACACAAGGATGTAGCCGCCGACCAGCTCGTTCGCCGCGATCGCGCCGTCGCCACCGGCCCCATCCGTGCCGCCGACGTCGAGCGTCAGCGATGACACTCCCGCAGCCGCCGAGGCCGCGATGGTCGCGTAGGCGACGTGCTGCCCTGCGGTGATGTGGGAGCCGACATCGGGGTTCTGTGTTCCCGACGCCTTGGCGTAGGCGAACGTCCGCCCGCCCATCCGCAGCAGCGTGCCCAGCGGGTACTTCTGCAGCGTGTCCTGCTCGTACGGGGTGCCGCCCTCCAGCTCGACGTCGGCCTCGCCGACCCCTGGTATGTGAATCCTGGCCATCTTTCCAGCCATTGTCCTTATACCTCCAGTTTCACTAGGGCCGGAGTTTCACCGGCCCGCTGTCAGGTCTAGGTGTTGTTGTACAGCGCGTAGAACGCTGCGGGACGGATGACGCCGCCGCCGACCCTGCGGTGCATCTTGAAGCCCACGAGGCCGGATTCGGCGTACAGCTCATTGAGCCGCTGCAGCATCATGCCCTTGCGCTCCAGGATCATGTAGCCCTGGCGGAAGTTGCCGAAGACCACATTGACGCCCGCGACCGCGTCGGCCGCGTAGTGCATGTCGTCCTGGTTGATGACCGGGAAGCCGTCGAAGTTGTTGGGCTGTCCGGCGGTGAGCGACGGCTGCCAGAGGTACGGGCCGTAGTAGCCATCAGCCACGGCGGGCCGGTAGACCCTCAGCGCCAGCTCGTCGACCTTGTTCATCAGCAGGACCGAGCCGGTCTTGTACTGAGAGCCGAGGCTGTACATGGTCTTGATGACGTCGTCGGGAATCATCGTGTCGGCGGTGGTGAGGTTGCGCTTGTACGACGCGATGATGGTGGCGTCGACTGCCACGCCGTCGGGCTCGGAGTAGGTCGTGTGCCCCCGTCCGATGGCGAACCGCTTGGCCTCCTCGTTGGCGATGGCCACCGAGAAGGAGTCCGCGATGATGCCCTGCAGGTTCGCGTCGGTGTCGTCGAGCTCGTCCTCGCCGATCTTCGTCAGACCGTAGAGGTCCTCGACGTAGATGGTGTCCCTGGACGGGGTGAGCGTGGACTCGGTGATGCTGGTGCCGGTCTCCAGCTTGCCCCAGCCGACCGAGACCTCGGTGAGGGAGCGGACGGCCACCTTGTCGCGGCTGGTCGGGCGCACGCGGCAGTAGTTGCGGATGGTGTTGATCTGCGGCACTGCCCGCAGTATCTCCGCCTCCAGGTCCTCGGGGATGAGGTAGGCGCCGGTGGTATCGCCGACGAGCGCCTTCCGCTCGGGCGCGAGCGCCTCTTTGAGCGTCTTCAGGTCGTCGTGCGCCATCTCGCGGGAGCCCTTGCGCACCCACGAGAAGAACGCCTTCCTGTAGGCGTTGTCCCTCTCGGCTTCCTCGGGGGCCTTCTGCCCGGGCGGAACCACCGCTGCCCGCGCGGTCTTGACCGCCATCTCGTCGAGCTGCTTCTTGTACCCGTCGAGGTCGGCGTTCATCTTGTCGAGCGCCGCCTTGTCCTCGGCGCGGGCCTGCTCTCCCTTGCGGGCCGCCTCCAGCAGCTCGTCGTTCTTCTTCTTCATCTCCTCCCAGGTCTCGGAGATCTTCGTTGCGAGGTCCTTCAATTCCATCTCAGTCTCCTATCGCGGCCGACAGGATGCGTTCAGCCTCTGCCCTGTCGAAGCCGCTCACGTCGTCGTTTATCGCCTGCAATATGCCCTCCAGCTCTGCGGCTCCGTCGTCGCTGCGGGTGCTCTGCGGCCCGTAGCGGTCGAGGAGTGCCTGGAGCGCCTCGATTGTCGCCTTGATTTCCTCTTCCGCCTGCTCGCTCTTGTCCCACGGCGGGACTATCGCGTCGTCGTCGAACTCCTTCGCCATCTTGGCGTAGTAGCGCGCGATGTGGCGCTTGATGCCGGACTCGTCCGACTCGGGGATGTCGACGCCGCCCCTCGCGCCCTGCATCACGCCGGCGGCGGCGAATATCGCCCTCGGCACCGATGTCAGCTCACCGTCGATGATGTCGGCTATCTGGAGCTTGTAGGAGCCGAACTCGTCCGGCGCCTCGGCGTCGTACCACAGGAACGCCTTGCGGTACTTCGCCCAGTCGATGTCGTCGCCTCCCGCCCAGGAGCGCACGCGCCCCTCGGCTGCGTCCGCATCCCACGCGCGGTCACGCGCGGCCAGCGGCAGGTCGGCGAACGGGGCCACGCTCTTGGCCGACATGATGACCGCCGTCTCATTGGCGGCGAACGTCACCGGCGAGACGTCGTACAGCTTGACCTCTTTCAGGTGCCGCACGTCCTCGATGGTGGCGTCGGTGATGGTGCGAAAGCCGATGGACATGGTGTTGATGACCCCGTCTTTCATCAGCGTCAGCACCTCGCGCGCCCGCTGCACGCCGAGCGAGAGCTTGCCCTTCACATAGAGCCCGATGTCGTCCTCGCGCAACTCCACGGGGATGCCTATGGGCTCGTCGACGTTGTGGTTCCACAGCACCTTGATGCGGCCGCGGTTCTCCTTGATGGTTTTCTTGAACGCGCCCTTGTCCACCACGTCGCCGTAGGCGTCGGGGGTCCGCGTCCAGGTGGAGGCGTAGCCCTCGAAGATACCCTCGGTCTCGTCGATTGCCTTCAACTCGAATGCGAGCGTCTTGCGTTCCATATTCACCTCACCGGCGTCACTATCGCGCACCTGCAATTCGGCTCTCCCGGGCCTTCAAGCCCGTTCGAGAACGTCGCATCCAGCGGCACGGTCTCCCCGTCCATGGCGGCATGCTCATCGCGCACGCGGTCATCCCGCGCCGTGACCCACATCTTCTCGTCGCACACGCCGGACTGCTTTGCCGCCTCGATGACGGCGTGCGTGGACGCCTTCGTCGTTTCCGTCCGCGCTATCCGCATCGCCTTGTACGGGCTGCGGTCGGCGTAGAACTGCCGCAGATTGCGCGCTATCTCATCGTTCGACAGTCCCGCCTCGGTGCCCTGGCGGATAACCGCACGCACATCGGCAAGGTTTGAGGCCAGTATCGTCCGCACCTCTGAGGCCGCCATGTCATCGAGCCACGCGGCGAGCGCCGCTTCCATGGGGTTGAACTCCCACTTGCGCTCCGCCTTCTCTGCCCCGAGGCTCGCGGCGTGTACCTTGCCGAACTCGCCCACCAGCGCCGAGAGGACGCCCCTCGCGGTGCGCTGCCAGTCGGGAGCGAGTGAGTTGATGGCGGCCTGCACCGCCGATTCGCCGAGGTCGGTTATCGTCCCGGCCTCTCGTTCGTACAACGCCTCGTAGCGCTTCGCCACCACCGGCACCCACGCCTCGCGCAGCCGGTCGGTCTGGAGCCAGGCGGAGCGGAGCTGCTCGGCGCTCATCGCCTTCGTCTGATACTGGGGCGCGGCCTTGCTCGGCACGAGCGTCAGCGGCACGTAGCCCGCATCCCAGCCGGGATACTCGGAGAAGCCGAGCTCGAGCTGCTGGTTTATCTGCTCGAACGGCACGCCCATACTCCACAGCTTGTGCGCAGCCTCGACCTTGTCCTTGTAGTCCGACCGCATGGCCGGGACGTTGGACACGTCGTAGGTGATGGTCGCCCCGTCGTTGTACACCGGGCCGAGGCGGAGATTGAGCGTCGATTTCATGTCCTCGAGCATCGGGATGACCACGTCCTCGTAGAGCGCCCGGCGGGCCTCCTGCACGTTGTTGTACGTCGAGTGCTCGCGGTCTCCCAGGAACCACGGGTCGATGCCAAAGGCGGCCGCGATGGCGCGCTCGTTATGCAGACGTGACTGGACATAGTCCATCTCGACGGGAGTCATCGCCATCTGAATCCACTTGTAGCCGCCGCCGAGGACCCACGGCTCGCCACGGCGCGACTTCGCGGTGAACAGCTCCCGCACCCGCCGAGAGGCCTCGTCGTGCTGCTCCGCCGACAGCGGAGACTCGAACTGGAACACGCCGGGCGGAACGGAGCGGTTCTGCAGCTCCACCTTCTGCGTGTCCTGCGCCTCGTTGTCGGTGTCAACCGTGCGGGCCGCCGCCATGAGCGGCGCGGTGCCCCAGTAGGGGTTGCCCGGGTCCATCTCCATGAAGTGGATGAAGGTCTCCGGCGGGGCATTGAAGTGCCCGTGCTGCGTCCGTACCTCCCACGCCCTGAGCCACTGCCCGGGCTCGTCCGACGGTATCGGGCTCACCAGGTCGGGCATGACCGGCCATATCTCCCTCGGTTTGCCGCCGACCATGACCGGCTGCCACAGCTCGTTGCCGCACAGCTTGAGGTGTGCGGCGTAGATCTCCGTCATGTCCTGCCACGAGAACTCGGGGTTCGGCTGCCGCACGATGTCCATGAATGGGTGCGCCGGCAACTCCTCGCCATTGCGGTCGACGACCAGCCACGGGACGGCGGCAAACGCTGACGCGATGGTGCGAACGGAGCGGTAGACCCAGATGGAGAGCTTGTAGCCCTGTCTGGCGGCCCTGGAGACGGTGAGGTCCGAGTAGACCGGCACGTTCGGCGTGCGGTCGGAAACGACGAGGCGGCGCCCTGAGTTCGGGAGCAATGCGAGCGCGGCCTTCAGCCGAAGGGAGTCTAGCATCCCTTACATGTTAGCCTGCCCCGTTTAGAAAGGATTTTCCAAACAACTCAGCCGATGAGGAGGGGGTCTGCGGAGCCGCCTGAGAGGAACGCGAACGCTCCAGAGCAGGCGTCGACCTGGTCGTCGTGCGATCCGTCCGGGAATGCGTCGAACTCGTCGAGCAGCGCCGTTATCCACGGCCCGCGCACCAACTTGACGTTCCCCGCCTCGGCCTGCGAGCTCAGCGGGTTGGCGCGGACTTCCTTGGAGCCGGTCGACGGGATGCCCTTGAAGTCCCAGCCGAGCAGCACGCGCCGGCGGTAGTCGTCGATGACCTTGACACCGGACGAACCCGGCTCCTGCTCCATGCGCACCGGAACAGCTTTGCCGTCCAGCTCGGCCGTCTGCCTCACGAGCGCCTCGTTCGCCTGCGGGGTGCCGCGCAGCCGCTTCACGTCGCAGATGTACGTGATGCCGTCCTTGATGCCCACGAGCACGCCGGCGGTCCAGTCCGGGTCTGAGCCGCGCTTCGCCTCGGTGGCGGCCATGTCCCAGTAGCGGACCATGCGGCAGTCAGCCGGCGCGGAGTCGACGATCTCGAACCACTCCCGGTTGAACTTGGCGCCGGCCGCCCGGGCGGACCAGTCCCCCTCGCGCAATTGCAGAAACGTCGTCCTGTCGAGCTGCTTCAGCCCCCTCTCGTAGCTCCGGGCGTCCAGGTGCGGGTTGTCGGCGATGCGCGCCGGGATGAACGGCCGGTGCTCGACGAGGAAGCGCTGCTTGACCCAGTCGTGCCCCACGCCGCCGGGGTTCGATGCTGAGCGCATCCGCAGCGGCACGTCGTGGCCCTTGAGCCGCCTGAGCCGGGAGAACAGGTAGCGGTACTGCGTCTCGGTGAACTGCGTCAGCTCGTCCCAGCCGATGAACTGGAACTCCGACGACTGGTAGCGGAACTTGTCCTGCTCGGTCTCGAGATAGCCGAACGTCAGCGTCGCGCCCGAAGGGAAGCGCCACGTTTTCGCCTTCTCGTTCCAGCGGGCGTCCGTGTTTGCCAGCCACTCGGAGGCGCGGTCCATGAGCGCCCCCGGCAGCGCGAGGTCGGTGTACGTCCTTCTGAACAGGATGGCCGCGTAGCGCGGCACGTCGACGTACTGCAGGGCCGCCATGAGCAGGGCGTCGGTTTTGCCGCCACCGGCCGCCCCGCCGTAGAACGCCTCGATGTCGTCGAGCATGAGGAACGCGCACTGCTTCGCCGTGGGCGTGTGCGGCATGTAGCGGGTGAGCTTGAGATGCAGCTTAGTTAGGTGAGCCAGGCGCGCGGGCGGCCGCCACGATGGCGACGGCGTCGCGGAGCGTCCGCGGCGGGACCTTGATGTCGCGGCCGACGGGGTCTCCGCCGCTGGTGATGTCGACGCGCTCCGGCGTCCGGCCTTCGACGCGCTCGACGATGAAGGCGAAGGCGCGGATATCGCCGCGCTTGAGGCACTTGAGGGCGCATGGCGGGAGGGCTTCGGCGAGGAGCTGCTCCCAGGTCTTCTCGTTCGGCTTGCCGTCGACCTCTCCGGGAATGCGCTTGAGTTCGTCGACGAGGAGGGTTGTGAGGGTGTGCTCCCTGGGCGGTCGGCCTTTCGGGTTGCCGGACTGCCCCGGCTTCCAGGCGTACTTCCGGATATTTTCGCGCTGGGCGGCTTCTCGCTCACTCGTCTCACTCACACCTACATGTTAGCAGTCACCGTTTGGAACCGCCCGGCGTGAGTGCCGCGGCGGCATTCAGCCACGCCACCTTGACGTCGAGCGGCCACTGGCCGTCCCACTGCGGCAGGCGCCGGGACGCGCTGGCGGCGGAGCGCTCCTTGCGTAGATTGGCGTACAGCCACGAGTCCGACATGCCCCAGCGCTGCCGCGTGAGCTCGGGGCCGATGGCGGCGAGGTCCGAGGCTATCTCGGCGAGGTGCTCGCGCCAGTACCGGCCCCGCGTCACGTAGCTGTTCGGCGTCCTGTTGGTCCGGTGCATATCAACGTCCGACTGGCAGTGTGGCGTCACGCCGATGTCTCTGCCCAGCCCCAGTGTCGCGTCCTCCACCTTCACGTCGCCGCAGTAGACGCACGTCCCGATGTAGCAGCCCTTATAGGGGCCCTTGGTCGGCCATTCCATGAGGCGGTAGTGCGCTCCGGTGGGGGACCTCCGGCACTGGACGCTGTGCTTCACTCACGCCACCTCCGGCTTTGCTCGTTGCGCCTCGGCCACTCACAGTACTCAGGATTCCCCGGGCCGACACTCCACCGTGGCGGCGTCTCCCACGGCCGAACGCGCCACAGGTCGGTGAGACAGATCTCGGTGTGGTAGTCGCATCCGGCGTAGTTGGCGACGTCATGATTCATCCCGTAGTACCGGCACCCGTCACATTGCTCCGTCTTGACCTCGCCACGCAGCCGGACTCCCAGCGGCACGTAGGGTGCGTCATCACGGCAGTAGTCTTCCGGCCGTGGCGACCACAGCCCTCTCCGCCACAGGTCCATGAGGCACACCTTCGTCGTGTAGTAGCCGTGGAGGCGGTGGTCCATCGGACCGCACTGGCAGCGGTTGCACTCCTCGTCCGGGACGAACCGCGCGATCCGTATGCCCTGGCGCACCAGGAGCAATTCCTCAGCGGTGAGGGGATAGGCGCGGGCCATCCACTCCAGAGACTCGGGGATGGCCTGCTCGCTGCAGCACAGCAACACAAGCTGCCCGTTCACAGCAGGACCCCTTGCCTTGCTTGCTTTGGCCTCACGTCGGCCAGGCGGTGTCTGTACTCCGAGGACACAGCGAGCGCGGACACGTCTCCGTCGTATCCCGCCCTCTGCAGCTCGTCGGCTGTGAGCGGCTCCTCATTGTTGGAGCACCGTACGAAGGCCAGCGCGTACCACTCGAGCTCAGTCTCGCGTATCACGCAGTCGCCCATGACCTCCCCGTGATGGCATATCTTCCAGATGCCGTCTGCGCCGAGGTAGCAGTACCAGTAGGCCCCCTGGCGGGCCGGCCTCATTCCGCCGATGCGAGGTAGTCCTATTCCCATACCGGCCCCCTCACTCGCACCTTCCCCCGCACG